ATCTTTAGATGAGGACAATCTAGTCACCTCACTTGATGTAACTATGTCAGCACCTACTACAACAGTCTCTCCACCAACAGAAACAATAGTGTCAACACTCCTACTCGGATAGGGCTGAGACTCACCTAAGTCAACTATTTTAGGTAGGTTATTTTCATAAGTGTTAATCTTATATTTAGTGAAAGAAGAAAAATCTATGTTGTATATCAACTGCTCTGTGTAACTATCTTCTCCAAAGTTATCAGAATAAGCCCAGTAAACTTTCCTGTCGTACTTATCAAAATACCCAGAGCAAGTTTTACGTTTAGCTATATCTATGTTTAAGTAATAGTCTTTGATCACAGTGGTTGTTATATCTTTCGAAGAGTATTCACCACTTACTTGATCTATGTTAAGTAAGTAAATAGACTCCTCACCCCAATACAATACACTGTCATCAACAACAACTACAGATTTAGTTGCGTCTATACCATTACTAGTTATCTTCTTTACCGCATAGTCTGTAGCTTTGAAGCCATCACTATCACCACCTTGAACAGACCATACACCGTTCTTAGCAAAGATCAAAAGGCTCTTAGACACGCTCACCATAGATTTAATATCATAAGCTTCATCTATCCTAATGAAACCACCGTCTGTATCAACAATGGTATTATCTATTGAAGATGTTGGGTCAGCGTCCTGATAGCACCTACCTATATCAGAAGTGTCTCTAACAAGCCTGCTGAACAAAATGTAAGAAGACATCCTAGGAGATTTCTTATCTCCGTCAATCAAGTCAGCGGGGAAGCCTGCATACCATACCCTACCAGAGTGCTCTGTTATGACTTTAGCACCTGATGTTGTTTGATCTAAAGGTAGTGAGGATACACTGTAATATAGGTTAGGGTTATTGTCTTGTAATAATTGCTCCTGAGCAATCCTAGAAGAACCTCTATCCAAAGCATCTATTATGAAAAACCCTTTTGGAGATGCAGATGATGTGGCTTGCGTGTCCCGCATATCTATAGGGAAAAATCTCTCTATAGTTCTATTACTACTATCGTTAGCGTCAGGGTATAGGTATTCTAACAGATTGTCTGAATTTGAGGGGAAAGTATTTGACAACACCCTAAAAGACCTCAGAGGGTCAGTCAGCCTATCATCAGCCAACTCAGATGCTGGATTTTCTTCCAAAATTTGCTGAAGACCATCAAGGAATACGTGTGCTGGTGCACCATTAGCCTCATCATTGTTATACCTAGGTATTGTGAAAGTACCATTCCTAAGGTTGTACAGGTGAGTATCCTCTAACGAAGAAGGCCTAACCTGAAAGTTCTGTGGGTCTGTAAGTTCTACAGAGTCACCGTAACTCTCCACACCAAATAAATCCCTTATAAGGAGTTTACTTACACTTTTAGTTATTGTCCCAGAGTCATATGTATATGAAACAATCTCTTTAAGTCCAGTTCCAATGGTTAGTATACCATCAACAACAGCATAACTAAACACTGTACTGTAGTCTGTTTCAAAATCCTCTGTGTAGATCACTTCAGATGTAATCACCACATTATCTAAATCAAATATCTTAAGGTTAGTGCCAACCTGTACAACGAACAACTCTTTGTTCACATCACCCCCAGCGTTCTTCCAAGTGAACACACTTGATCCCATAGGGAACACTGATTGGGTTGCAACACCACTATCAACAATATTGTCAGCAGACTCTAAACTTATACCAAACCTCCTAGACCTAGATTTATCACTATTCAAATCCATATTAGACTCATCTGAGGTGGTGTTAGGTGCCTGATCTAAAGGGGATAGGTCAGTAACCAAACCCCCCTCAAAACCGTTAATATCTACTGGTGCTCTTGACCTAGCCATCCTTCAAAGCTTTCTTCTTTACAACTTTTGGTGGGACAGCATCAATAGCTTTTTTAGCTTCTGTGACAGATGTATAACACCCTGTAAGAGGTTTAGGTATCCTACCTTGAGCTATCGCCCGAACAACATATACAGGAAAATCCCCTGACAGTTCAATTCTATATCCTTTGTAAATATTATCCATATTATCTCCTACCATAGTTAGGGTACTTAATACCCCCATTCGTCCTAAAAGCTTTTCTAGACAACCACCTAGATTGTCTCTGCGATTCCTGTTCAGACTTCACATCATTAAACTGTCTGATTTTAGACTGACACCTACTTGTAGCTTCCTCTATAAGAGCTGTAAAAGCATCTGGTGGCAAGTCTGGCACACTAGTATCATTCATACTAAGCTCTGTCATAATGTAAGCTGTGACCTGAAATTTACTTGATTGAAGTGTACTATCTACCGTAGAGTCATAAGAGTCAAACACGATCGTACTATCATCAAAAGACGTAAAGTAACTTGGCGCTGTGTCATTAAGTATAATTATATCAACACCTGAAGGGTCTGTAATCACAACTGTATTACTACTGTCCGTATTCCTCATATTGGTTTTACGAAGGAAATCGTCAGGTGAGCAGTATTTCATCTCAGTGTACAGTTTTCTTGTATCACCTGATTTAGCTGTATTGTAATTAACACTGATAAGCTCTTTAACATTGTCATCTAGTGTCATGTGTGTTGGTTTAGTACTGTCTGAGTACGGGTCTAGGTCTGTCAATCTTCTGTGACTAGGCCATTTAGTGTTACTTACCATAGCTCTGTATGTCGAAATAACTATACCAGCTACCTGTTCAGACTCTTCAGTATCATAGATAGAGTTTACTAAATCCCCATCCATATCTGAAAGTATCTCTTTTGTTATCTCCAGTAGTGTTAAGTTCATTACACATACACTGGGTTACGTGGGTTTGTCCTAACATACCAACCATTAACTACTACAGTATCTCCAGTAGAGTCTGAGTGCATAGACACCTTAGCTGGGTTATTTAGTGTAGCTGTATCACCCATATACACAGAATACCAATTAGTTATGTTGTGTGTACCAGATACTTTAAGCAGTTGATCAAACACCTCTAGTTTGTATTCCCCAGCATCTCCATGAGCCATATCCAAAGATAGTGTAAACGCATCATTAGCACCATTAGATGTAACAGTCACATCAAACCTAATATCTACAGTGTCACCAAGTTGAAGGCCTGCACCACTCCAATCAAACTCGTTGTTAGAGGTATCCCAAATATCACCCCTACCGTCTGGTAACTTGTAATCTTTGTTTGTATATATGCCAGAACCATTATTGGTCAAGTCTACATAAACACCACTGGTCAGTGCTTGAGAAGAGCCACTATCATTGTAATCTTCAAAACCGTGTGTGTAAACTGATTTCCATTCCCCTGAGCCAGCTCCATCTGAAACATAAACCTTATTGATTACAGATGCGTCAACACCTTTAGGTTCAGGTTTAATCCAAGAGCCACTACCAGCACCATCAGATACATATACTGTACCTGCTGTAGCTGCGTCAGCCCCTTTAGGCTCGTGTACATTAGAACCTGTTATACTTGCATGTTCAATAGTCATTTATGTTCTCCAATAAAAAAGGGGACAGGGACAAGCCCCATCCCCCAAAATCGGTAGCTAGACTACCAAAATTAACCAGCGTAGTTTTTATAGATTACTACGACCTTACCAGCGGTAGGGCCTGTAACTGTAACTTTACCAGCGGTTGTAATGTCAACCTCATTAGCTGTCAAACCATCTGCACCAGAGATGTCGATAGCACCTACAGTAGCGGCAGAAACCGCACCAGTAGCTTTCGCGACATCTACGTCAGTGACTGTTGCACCTGCTGGAATATGTGTCTCCAGATAGGTGGGTTTAGCTGTATCGAAGTCAATAACCAGCTCACGATAACCACCTGCTGACTGAGTAACACCTTGTGGTGAGTCCTCATTGCGTGGGCCAAAGTGAGTGGATACATCAGATGTTACATTAGTAGTACCATCTCCAAATTGTGATCTTTCAAATCCCATTATACTCTCCTTACGCTGTTGCTGTTGCTGAAGTAACGATGGCACCCATTGAGTCCATACGTTGAACACCAAAGCCATACTTAGAACGAATAACAAATTCGTCACGAGCATAGTCTTTAGAGCGTTCACCTTCTGCTTTCGGCATACGTCTCCAAGCACCCATCATAGGTTTAACTTGGTCATCTAGGATACACATACAAAGGTTGTAAACACCACCAGTAATGGATGTTACACCGTTGTCAGCATCTGCTACATGTAGACGGTTAGATGTCAACAGTGTCCAACCAAACCATGTGCCGAAGAAGCGCTGACCTGAAGCCAAACCTTTCTCCATAATGGAAGCGGCGAACGGAGTCACATCGTTAGCAATTGAGACGTTCTTAGCCAGTGTAGCTTCTACAACAGGGTCACAGATAAATACACGACCTTCAGCGGGTACGTTAGCTTTATCGAAAGCTAATTTCATTGAGATGAAGTCTTGTAATGTAATTGTTCTAGCGTTAGAAGCAGCAGAACCAACCCAACGGTGTGGTCTACCATTTACTAAGTTTAAGTTAGCTGCAGTGTGACCACCGTTAGCTGTTTCTAAGAACTTAGTTTCGTGGTTTTCACCAAGAGCACGTGTAGATTCTTGAGCTCTCATCGCCATTAATGTGTCGATTTGAGAACCATCTTCACGTAGGTCATCAGTAACTTTCCATGCATCACCAACATAGTCAGTAATAGAAAGTG